TATATATTGAAAATGTATTACTCAATCTTCAAAATTATTTTTCATTGCATACGATTCCCTCCAAGAAAAACTTATAGAGTGTGAATTAGTAATGTACGCTTTGAATGAAATTGTAAATACTATATTTTTTAAAAAGTAAAAAAAAAAAATAATAATCATCGAATCAAATGTGAAATAAAAAAAAAATAATGTTATATTTTCTTGTTTCTTTCTGAAATTATATGATACGAAGGTGCTATTATAAAATAGTTTATATGTAATGGGGGGAGGGGAAGGAATAAGATATAAAATTAACACGTTTTTAAATGTAGATAGCATATGTTTATTTCTGATGGTGGTAATGCCACCAGTTGTACAGTTTGAATACATTTTGCAAAGCACAATTTTTTACATGTTTCTGGCAACGGAATGTGTGTGCAACATTCAATTTATTTAATGATTCTATGTCTTCGTAACACGCCTCGATATTTTCAGCAAATCCCGCAGCCATTCTCGTTTCTCGTGTCCTTTGACGTACACAGCAATTTCATCGGCAGTCACCGTTGTACCCTTCACCGTCTTTGTAATCAAATCTCTAGCCAAGCAGTATGGAACCATTCCATCTTCCCATTGTATTCCATGATGATTCTCAATCAGCCATATCGCCTGTTGTCTTTCTGATTTTGAGAGAACAGTCCATGGATAGGGACATCCAAAAATGTAGTGAGAGAGAACATGTCCCTCTTTGAGAGCAGCAAATTCCTTCACGACAAAGTGTCTTCCAACACGGAAACCTTGCAGATCCACAAATATTGGTACAGACATGACTGTGTGTTCTCGAGAAACGACTGTGGTCGACTTCGGTGCATCGTCAGATTTTTATATCGTCTTCAGGGAATGAGTGGGGAAACAGGAAAAAAGAGTGGGGTCACATTTAGGTAATTTTGCGCACAACATTGGTCAGCGGATTGTACTGAACCACACGATCGTGTATAATAAGGCAGTATGCGGTGGTATTCATAGGTACATTCTCCTTACAATCGAATTCTATGCGCACGTCCACAGTTGCACTCTTGACCGATTCGTTTTGCCGAGAGCAATCGATAATCACGAACGGACCATTTTGCCGAAAATTCGTGACAGTTTGATTCGGTTCGAGATAATCATATCCGTAATAGTTTTTACAGAAACGAGCGTACGTTTCGTAGAGAATCGACCATCTGTTTTTATCGAAATCCAGATTCATATCATCGTACGGATAACATTCTGAATTCAGATAAAGCTTCACGTTGTTTAATTTGCAATGATCGAATCGACTTGTATTCTCAGACATGATGTTTTTCCGGCCAACTTGCAAAGCGAAGATTACGTATCGCGGTTTTTCCAGTTGAGTAGCAGTCTTGATGGACCATGAATGTTTGGTTGTGCGATGCAATAGCGGAAACTCGTACAGATCCCAGGAGCGAAAAGCCATGCTGAGATATCGCCCGCTTTCCAGAGCACGCAGCATCGATAGTTTATTTATTTCGTTCAACAGCACATGCGGCATCCGCCACTGTATTTTGAACAATGTGATTTCCGGCTCCCGCGTCGGATCGCCAAATAAACAATTATTGTCATTGCGCGAGCGTATTAAAACCAATTCGTGACGAGCGTTAATCACTACGCGTCTGTAATCCTCACAAAATCCCAATAGCATGTTGAGTGGAACGCAAAAATTAAAGTATCCATTTGGAGGATTCCATGGCTCCCAGCCTGCATTCCTCGCGATTACACTTTTCTCAGATGACATGGTTACATAGTTCTTGAGCGTGCTGGTTATACCGACGTTTCTGTTGCGATCAATCTCCACACCGTCGAGTTCATATCGAATCTCATCGAACATGAACGCAACGCAATTATTTCCCAATACCACATCAGATCCCGCAATTGGTTTGTTTATCGTCAGTTTTCCCTCGATGTATAGAAAACTTTCATGTGGTAACGTGTATAAATCTTGCTGTTGTATAGGTATTCTTATCTCGTCGCTGTATCCAAACGTTGTATTAGCGAACGGATTATACGTGTGAGTCTCGATCTTGACGATGCGATCGTCGAAGATTGGCTCATCCTCGATGTTGAGAATGTTAGTCATTTTTAGATATTTCGCACCGCGAATCCCAAAGATTGCAGAAATGCAACGTTTGACGCGTTAAGTTTTTTTTTCTTGGTACAATCGAATGATTGAAATTTACTATCAAATGATTTCGCTGGTGGTTTCGTAAGTATTGCGTTATGTTTGATGTGTCCGTTCAACACGAGCATCTCATACGCCGTGCGTACAAACACACGTTATCGCCGTAACCGTCGTATGTGCAATCTGACGGTGATTTCTTCTCCTCGAAAGTTGAGCAGTCGTCCGTATTGATCGACAACGCGTATTGTCAAGTCCGAAATGCTCCGTGCGATGATTGGCAAGTAAATGATTTGCGCCGGTGTTTCCGATATCTTATATCCTGGTGCCACGTTCGGGGAAAATTCATGTATCGTATGTACGCGTTTATCGTTGCTGTATGCGCTCGAGGTCACGTTACATTCCACGCGGATAATGTTTACGTTGATAATATTAATCGGCAAGTCCGATTCGTACCATTTTCGCGGTTGTAATATACGATTCGAAGAAAATCCTAGCAGCGATCCAATGTTATCAGGCTTGCTAAAATTTATTCTGTAGATACACATTATCTCGCTCTTCATCGTATTGTTATTTGCACGGAGCACTATCGGAAAATCTTTGTTCTCATCATGATCAGTGATACCATGTTTTTTATCATCATGAACCGTGTGTTGCGGACGTTTTTTTCGTGCAATAATCGCACGTTTCAAAAATTCATTTATAGCTGCCAGTTCGTACGATCCTTCGGGAATCGTAATTTCCGCGTCGTCTTCGTCAAAGTAAAATTTATTATTCGTAGCATTCACGTTCGGTATCGTGTTGTAAGTCTCAAAGTTCATTAGACCGAGCTCGTAATCGTCATCACTTAAATCTATAGCTGGAAAGTAGGTTGTAGAAAGAACGTTACTCTTCCCAGTTAGTGTAAGTATCAACGACATGATTGAAAAACCGTTCGACGAATACTGAGTTAAATAGCGCACTGTCAAGCTTTAAATTGACGCGCATCGACCGTTCGGAGAAATTGCAGACACAATTGTCCACAGATGCTCTGATTGTAGGTTTGATAGGACGTTCGATTGTACTCTATCTTTGTCACATTTCCGAAATATCGCACCAATTCTTTAGGCGGCCGAAGATTGCCAAAACTATCGAAATATATCACGTGATTATCTCTCTTTGCGTATGCTACCCAATGAGTGCCAGGACCCGTTGCATTGTCCAAGTTTACGATACCGCTCTCATTTCGACGTATACCGCTTATCGGCAATGCGTTACGCATAAAAACACCTCTAAAATATGGTATATGCATACGTCTTGCCAGTTGATCTAATTGTATGTTCGTTGTCACACCCGTGGGCATTTTTAATGTTTTTTCGGCGTTTTTTTTTTCTTCTTTGTTATTACACCTTGTCCACGCTTGTACGGACCAAGGTACAGTCCTTGTCCATATTGGTAGGGAGCGAGATGAAGTCCTCGACCTTCCATCGCGCGATTGTGACGTAGCAGCTCCTCGAGTTGACGTTGCGCAGCTTTGTTATCGTTCACAACCTTCGCCACACCAGCCGCTCCGCCAATCAAAGATCCGAGCGCACCCAATATCGGTAAAACTGGCAATATGCCTCCGCGTTTCGCTGCCGGAAGTACTCGTTTTTTCGTCGTTGACGTCTTTTTCTTCGTTTTCATTTTCGTTTTCATTTTTGTTTTCGTTTTTGTTTTCGTTTTCATGCCCATGCCGATCTTTGTTTTAGCTTTCATTGCCGTCCAAACGGCTGTAGCAGCTATTTTTTCTCCAAGAGTCGAATCTTTCGCGGTAATGCGTTTACGTGCTTGCACACCGAGTATCCTATCTGCCACGTGTCTCTCGGCGAGATCGTTACTCCGAGAATATGCAATATCGTGTTCGCGGCACGCAGCGTCCAAAGGATTTACGCCCTGATCGCCTCTAGCTAATCGCTTTTCTAAATGCGTTCCCGGACCGCAGAATTGATAGCCGGGGATATGTAGTTCGAAAGGAAGTGCGTTTATCGTGCGATTCAGCAGACCACAACCACTTTTTATGAATTTATTTGTTGTCGACATTCGCTACAATCTTTGATCAACGGTGCGGGGCCGTCAATGTGTGTCCTCTGCCACGATCGATTATAGTGCTCGTAACAGCGACGATAGCTTCGAACTTCTGAATCCGCCCTTATATACTCCGGAAGCTTGTCCCACAAGTAGTGAACGTAATGACCACACACTCGAAGCAGAACAGGTTTCGGTATAAATTGTAACTGATCGGTGCTTAAATCAAGAATATCGGAAGGACTTGACAGCAGAACGAACATCTTTGTTACTGAGCGATTCGCGGTCTTGCACGCATATAAAAGAGATTCGATCCTATCCCCCTCTATCTAGTAGAAAAATGAGGTTCGTACGACAACCGTTAACGATACGCGTTATAAATTGTGACGATAGATTACAAACAATGAAGGATAACGCTGAAAAACGTAAACATGGTGCGATGCTACCGAGTACTATACGTGCGATCGTTTGTGGTCCCTCGAATTGCGGCAAAACCAACGTTCTCATAAGCTTGTTGGAAAGTCCGCACGGCGTACGTTTCGAGAACGTATACGTGTATTCGAAATCGTTGCAACAGCCAAAATATCAATATTTGGAAAATTTGTTATCGTCGATCGATGAAATCGGTTACTTCACGTTTTCTAATAACAGTGACGTCGTTCCACCAAGCGAGGCGCATCCAAACTCAATCTTCATCTTCGATGATATAGCATGCGATAAGCAAGATGCTGTGAGAGAATATTTCTCAATGGGTAGACACTCGCATGTCGACTGTTTTTATCTCTGTCAATCATACGCGAGAATACCTAAACATCTTATACGAGACAACGCGAATCTGTTAATTCTGTTCAAGCAGGATGGTACCAACCTGAAGCACGTGTACAATGATCATGTGAATACCGACATGTCATACGATGATTTTAGTGAATTATGCCGCAATTGTTGGCAGCAAAAATATGGATTCCTGGTGATAGACAAGGACAGTGCGCTAACTAACGGACGATACAGAAAAGGATTTAACGAGTTTGCGATGCCGCAGAACGGTTAGTTGTTATCGATACACTAACGTAGGAAGAACGCCAACGTAAGAAGAACGCTAACGTAGGAAGAACGCAAAAACATGGCTGAGAACAAAGATATACGCAAACGTGAGAAGATTGTGAGGGAGATTGAAAAAACGGCCGAATCGATTCGTAAAAAACATCGCGCTTTGAAGACTGGCAAGATCGATGAAGATATCGCGACCAAGAATCATTTTAAACCGATCATCGAACCGTTACAAAAGATTGTTGACAATTCTAGCGTGCATATCATAAAAGACGAGCCGCGTGACGATGACGTTAAAATCACGTCATTTGAACCTCAGAAGGATGTGATACGGAGTAAAATAAAGAGGAAACGAGAAAACACTACGGTAGATCACACGTTAAGCGAATCATGTAAATTGATGCGACTTACGTCAAACGATGCGATGGATTCACCAGCGATAACGTCCACACCGCGTACGACGATCGAAGTTGCAAAACCAATGATAAGGGACAAGGATGTTTTCGAAACCACGAATGATTCGTTCACGACGTCTGTTCAACATCAGATGCAAACGTCGGAGGGTCAAAAAGCGTTGTCGCAACACTTGGGTCCGCTAGGTCAAGAATACATCGGAGATTTCCTCAGCGGCGGTGGAAAGAACAAAACTATAGATACCGTGTACGGCGTTCGTCTCGATAAAGATGGAATAATGATGCTTGGTAGTAAAAAGTTTGACGTTGACAGTAGCGACCACATAATTATCGACGGTGTGCGATATGCTGGCACACCAGGTCTTTACGAGCTTATTTTCAAAAGAGTTCCCGACTATGACGTGTATACGGAAGACGATAAACGAAAATACAAAAGCATATTGTTGACTACAAACGCGCATAGACGCGATTACACCGAGCATAGTCATTTACGCAGCAACAGGGGATACAAGTATAGATATATAATTGCGCCGCTATTAAAAGGCGAATCGACGATTGGAAAAGGATTACCGCACGCTATGACATTAAATGATAACGCGATCGATTACGTGCACTGGGACGATCCCAATGAGCTAGTGGATCGCATGCGATTGCTCGAAGCTTCGCGTCAAGCTGGCCACAACGCGCATGATAACGAGATGCTGTCAATCATCGAGGAACTTCGTGAGGCTGGTATTATTATAAATTAACTTACATATCGTTGAAACGAACCAGTCGATCGGTGTCACCCACATCGAAAAAAATGCCAATCAGCAAATTTGGGCTATCCGAACAGAGAAACGACGATGATTCGTATCATCGTTGGAACGGTATAATAAGAAATTACGTGTATGAAAACGCTCTGTGTCGCGTCGCTACGGACTTTGATGCGAGATTGTGCAAGATTCGACGTGTAGCTCTCCCAGTAGATGATGATGATGTTGCCAACAAACGATTCGTGCAACAGAGCATGCAAATTTTGAAAGATCGACAAAATGAAATTGAGGGCAAGTTAGAATCGCTTCAAAATAGTGCAACCATTTCGCTAAACTACATGCAACAAAGTCTGCAAACTTTCAAAGATCAGTTGAATCTAATCGATAAGAAGATGACCACGCTCCAAAATAGCATACAAGTAAAGATGGCTCATCATCCTGAATAGATAAGACGATGTGTTGAATCTCTTCATCATTTTGCGTACTTCATCATAAGCGCTGCAAATACAACGCTTTAAAACCTTGATGAATCAACAGAAAGAATCAGACGAGAGATTGACTTCGTTCGAGAAGGACGTGTGACGCGTTGCAAAGTATAATATACGAGTTTTTCAGCGTGTAATTATCAAAGCCGAGTTAGAAACAACAACAACGAATAACAATGAGTGGCAATGAACGACGAAAAGACGGTTATGAACGCCTAACGAATAATTTCGAGCAGTTCTTGAATCAACAACGGACGGTTCAGGAACGGCTATCAAATAGCTACCAAACAGCCCAAAATCGCTATCAAGCGACTCAGGATCGGTTGTCAAATAGCTATCGAACGGCTGCAGATCGGGTTAGGAATGGTTACGAACGACTATCCAATCGATCGAAACCGGAAGACAAACAATGGCTATTGAAAGATGACAGAAAAAAATGATAAACAAACGATTATAAAAACAACAAAAAAAAAACGACAAAAAACAACAAAAACAACATAAATATACAACAAATAACGTTTAAAATGAAATAAATCGTAGTGTAATTTCATCGCGCGCGTTATTATGCGTCAGTCAATCGATAATTGTGCATGAAACATGGGATCCGATGAAAAATCCGTCGCCAATGCCGAGAGGCGACGACTCGTTGAGGAGTTGCACGCTCCAGCGAGAAGAAATTTTCCACGAAGACATGTCATAGTTCGAGGATACGACGATCTATGGCAAGCTGATATCGTCGAAATGCATCCGTACTCACGTTTCAACAAAGGTTACCATTACATTCTCACCGTCATTGACGTGCTAAGCAAGTATGCGTGGGCCGTACCGCTCAGGAGTAAAAGTGGAAGCGAGACGGCTAACGCTATCGCCGAGATAATTCGAAAGAGTGGTAGACATCCGAAAAACTTACAAACTGATATGGGAAAGGAGTTTTACAACGCCGACGTGCAACGACTCGTAAAGAAACATGGTATCAATCATTATTCGACGTATTCGGTATTGAAGGCATCGGTCGTCGAGCGATTTAATCGCACGCTGAAGAACGACATGTGGAAGATGTTTACGCTCAATGGTAGTTACAAATGGTTCGATCTGTTACCGCGTCTCGTGTCGAATTACAACGCTCGAAAACATCGAACGATCGGTATGCGACCCGTTGACGTAACCCCCGCGGTAGCCACAAGACTCTTGGCTACAGTGTACAACCATATAAAAATCGCAGGTCCGGCGAAATTCAAAGTGGGTGACTCGGTACGCGTGAGCAAGTACAAGACGATCTTTGAAAAAGGTTACACACCAAATTGGACCACTGAGGTGTTTAAGATCGTTAAGGTACAGCATACCAATCCCGTAACTTATCTACTCGAGGATTATCGCGGTAAATCTATAGCTGGAGCGTTCTACGAATACGAGTTGCATCGCGCGACTTATCCGGATATATTCCTCGTGGAAAAAGTATTGCGCAGGAGAGGAAACGAAGTTTACGTAAAGTGGCTGGGATTCGATGGATCGCACAATTCATGGATACACAAGGACAATGCAATTTGATTTATACAAAAATTTTTTTAAATGTAAAAAAAAATACATATATATACAATGTATACAATGTATAATATAAAAATATATAAAACTTTACAACATTTTATGACATCTTTATTATCCTTCCATTACATTTAAAAAAAAATGCGTGTAAAAATTATGAAACGCAAATTATAAAAAAACCCTCAAGCTTGATGGAAATATTATCCATTCAAATTCTTTAGATAATACATAACCGACCCGTAGTTAGATATAGAATCCTTTTTTTCCGATTATATATATATTAGATATAGATTCCTTTTTTTTATCGGTTAGAATTGGTTATGCGTATTAAAAGATAGCTGATATTGTAAGCCAAAAATTATAGAAAAAGGAATAAAGTGCAACATACAAAAGAAAAAAAGATCTTAGGAAGAGAATTCTTTTAATGCCCAAAAGCTCAGACTCGGCGTCAGACAGAATGGGTGCCAGACAGAATAGGCACCATTTCCCTCTCTTTGGAAACATTTTTAGGTTTCCACAGGTATAAAAAGGGTGATACATATGTACATTTAGGTTCAGTTTTAAGTTTACGCTTCTTCGCGTTGAGACGTTTACGGAGAAAAAGAAAAAATGTCACTTCGGGAGTTATTACACAAATTCTTCATCGTGGGTAGCAACTTGAATAGAAAATTAGTTGCAACCGATTATTTGTCCAAGTTATCGGACAACGATGAAGAAAACTATAAAGTTTTTGAGACATTCTCGCGCGAGTGTTCAAGTACATTACTGTGCATTATGCACAGCTTGGGACATTGTGGAAATAATGAAATGTTAGTGAAAATAATCTCACATCATTTGGAAGTGAGAACATATTTTGACCATGAAGAGGATGATGCGGGAGGTTACATAGCCGACTTCATGCGGCGTATTGAAAATGGAAGAGAAAGAGGTAAGAAAAAAAAAAAATTAAATAAATTTATATATAAAAATAAAGTGTATAAAAAAAACGTAGTTAATGAATTATAATATTTATTTTCGTAGCAAAACCTGTAGCTGTCGTTAGGCCTTTTAATTGGGGGCGACTTAGATTGAGGCGACAACGACCCGCGGAAGAAGTGCCTGAGGGTGCACCTCCACGACGTAAGTATGGAAAAAAAAAATTAGCTTATTATTATTGGAAATTTTGGCTAACCGATATATTAAAATTTTTAGAGAGAGTACGAATTGAAGCCAGGGAAATCGCTCCGCTTCTTCCTGCGCGGAACATTCCCATTATTGAAATATCATCTGGTAAGAGAATATTTTTGAATAACGTGCAATAAAACTAATTTTATTTTATATTAGTGTAATAAATTAATATGGATATAATTATGTTTTAGATAACGAAGATGTTTCCTCCGTGGATGAGTCAATTATTTTTACACAGAGTAAGTTTTTTTTCTTTAAAATAAAAAATAGGCTTGAAAAAAACTTGCAAGATGCATATATAATAATGAAATATTTTTTTTAGTACGTGAAAATGAGGAGGAGAGGGAAGAAGAGAGAGGCAGCGAAGATAGTAATAATGAGGAGGAAGAGGAGGAGGAGGAACAGGAGGAGGAGGAGGAGGAACAGGAGGAGGAGGAGGAAGAGGAGGAGAATATTGAGGAAGAAGAAGAAGAGGATGAAGAAGACAGATACGCTCCTATTGAGAATGGTAATAATATTTCGCTATACCTTTACTTTATTTGTCACAAAAATATTTCGCTATTCATTTATTTTATTTGTCACAAAAATATTTCGCTATACTTTTACTTTATTTGTCACAAAAATATTAAAAAGTATTTTCAATTTTTTTTTTAGATGCCTCGTATTCTCCAGTTCGGTCGCCGGAATATTAATCAAAGGTCAAAATAAAACTAAAAATATGTACACAATGTAAAACTATAAAATATATATACAATGTAAAATACAAATATGTGTAAAATATTATAAAGGTATCCGCCAATGTCCCCACGGTAGCGTTTCGGTCGAATCAGGTACGATATACCGCTTGTCGTCATATGGACTCAGAGCGATCTTCGTCTCGGACACTGTATATACCTCATGTAATTTCGATCTTATGCATGATTGCTTTCGTATCATTTCAATTTCATCAAACAAACATCGCGTGTAATCGTCAAACGTTATAGTTCGCGCTACAACGTTACTCTTGATACCTTTTACTTTTTTAGTGTCCTTCTTACCATCGACACGCAAGGCGTACATCTTTGCCCTAAGTCCAACGAATTCAGTCATAATCGCGCCATTGTTCTCGTCTTTCATTAGGCCCGGTACTTTTTTATTGACGAGTGGAATACCATACGCGTTGTCAATCGGATAATCACTCGTATCGAACTTAGCGATATCGCGTTTCATGATATCGTATACATCGTTGCATTCGATGCGATAAATGAGGCTGTCTGTATCAGTATACATAATTTTACATTTTTCATGATATAGCGGTAACATGTACTCGTGATGAAATTCATACAAACACGTCTTGGATATGTCGAGGATGCACATACCCACATAGATTGGTTTGTCGAATTTCACCTCGAGTTTACGCATTTCTATTGCTACTAGATTTTCTGAAAAGACGCTTCTACTATGAAAATTCGGTTTCGCGATCATTGCCTCCGCGCCGTATCTCCCGTCCCAACGCGTTAAGAGTCGCACGTCGACGTGATTGCGCACATTCTCCATGGTTTTACCAAATACCGCATTGTTCATTAATTTATATAAATTTTTTTCAAAATCATTGTTCGCGCGAGTTCTGAAATCGGTATTTAATTGGATATAATCGCGAAGCCATGGAGATTGCGCGAATTGTAATACGCGATGAATCTTTGTTACTCGGAGACCATGACGAGTACATTGCTGCAAGTTGCGATAATGAATGACGTAACGTTTCTTATCGTATACCGTGGCGAGAAGCTTGTTTTCACGTTTACCTGGTGGTTTATCGCGTATTGGACAAAACGGTAAATCTGCATGTGCGTCGTGAAGATGTTGCGGATACTCTAAGTCTACCTCGAGAATATAGCCTGTCGGAGAATCTAACGCGACATCCATAACGTTGAAATTAGATATATCGTCGACCCATCGAAAATCGGCAAATGGCAATGGTTGACACATTGCCCATCCGTACAAATTATTAACATCAAAATACATTAAGTATGATGACGGTTTCGATGGATCGTACGATTCCATCGCGTACCTGCCGGAACATTGACTCAGGCCGCCGCGTATACCGCGTTCAACGAACATGACCATGTCAATGTCGGTAAGCAATTCAAAATTTATGCCAGTATGTTTTAACATCGCGTCCCATGTAAAACCTGGTAATGTGTAATAATACGCGGGATCGAGCCCGTAACTCGAGACACAACTGTCGCGAAAGTTTTCAAAAATGTC